ATTCAAATTAAAGCCGGTTCCTCCGGATTGGAGAATCTGTCTGAATGGGAAGCTGCTCATCAGGAAATAAAGGACGCAGCTAAAGCGGCCAAGGACGCTGCTGATTCTGTCGAAGGATTGCATAACTATGTAGATGGAGCCTTCGCTGATGGCCTTATTGACGAAGCAGAGGCAAAAGCTATTGAAAAATATATCAATACTATCAACAACACTAAACAAGCTATCGAAGCAACTTACAATAAGCTCTACACGAATGTTTATTTATCCGGCCCCGCAAAAGTTGGCTTGCTTAATGCTAAGGTTAGTTTGATGGGAAGTATTGAAAGTCTGATTAATGCTATCAATACCGCAATTTCCGATGGATTCACGACAACGGAAGAAAAGAAAGACGTGGATAGTAAATTCACTTTTTTTAATTCTGCCTATGCTGATTTTAATACTGCTGTTGAAGCCGCCAATAAAGCTATACAGGATAAATTGAAGGACTATTCAGATGAAGCTTTAAGACAGGCTGTGCAAGCTTTAGAAGACGCTGCTAATGCAGCCAAGGCCGCACAAGATGCAGCCGATTCAATAGAGGGCCTTCATGACTATGTAAACGGTGCTTTTGCCGACGGCATTATAAACGAGGCGGAAGCGAAAGCCATTGAAAAATATCTGAATACAGTCAAAAATACGAAATCTGCCGTTGAAGCTACATATAATAAACTATATGTAAACACCTATTTGGAAGGATCTGCAAAAACAGCCTTACTTAATGCCAAGGTATCTTTATCCGGTGCTATTGATAATCTTATGGCTGCAATCAATACAGCTATTGCAGACGGACAAACGACTGTAGAAGAAAAGAAAAACGTCGATGATAAGTTTACTCTATTCAACTCTGCTTTCGCTAGTTTTAATACAGCTGTTGAAGAAGCAAACAAAGCTATTCACGACAAACTGAAAAGTTATTCCGATGAGTGTACAGCCGATTTGAAAGTACTCAATACTCAAATCTCCGCACAAGTGGCTCGAGTTGACAGCCTGACACAACGGATAGACACAGCCGGGTGGATAACGACTTCCGACGGCAATAAGATATATGCTTCTAAAGAGCTGGAAAACGGCAATACGCTTATATCCTATATTAACCAGGCAGCCGGAGAAACTACAATTCATTCGTCTAAAATTAATTTAGAAGGAGCTGTTACCTTCACAGCACTTCATAGTAATCTGCAGACAGTAATCAATTCAAAAGTAGATCGTTCCGGTTTGGGTGGATTAGCATTCAAAGATGCTGTAGAAGCAGCACAACTTGGAAGTACTATTATCATAGGAGGGTATCTGAATACCGATTTGATAAAGGTCTGCAGGATTGATGCTGATTCTGGATTTATTGGTGGTTTTACTCTTGAGGAGGGGCGTCTTATCTGGACACGCTCTAGTTATTTCGGAGGGACTTCGCGCAGTTTAAAACTTGGCTCTGGCAGGGCTAAGGAAGGTGTTGTAAATGTGACCTTTGATGCTGCTACAGACGGAAATTTTGGAGTAGCTGCTATTGGCGCATCTTTTGGGGGAAGTGCGGCTATATATGGTTCTTCCCATTCTGATAATCCTAAGTATCCAAGCGATTATATCTATGCGGGATTCTTCGATGGAAATGTAAGCGTACTAGGAGATGTCTCTGCAAATGGATTCTTTCCACGGGACGGGAACGGTACTGTAATGAATGTTTTATCCGATGTATGGATTACTAATCTGGATTCTCCAGGAAAGATTTATAAGCAAAAGATACATATAGTAAAAGGTATGGTGGTAGAAATGACTAATACATAAAATAGAAATGAAAGTAAATTTAAACAGAAACTTACTAGACTTTAGAGGTCGGGAGTTTATCGAATTGGTGAATGGTAAAGAAAGTAAGAAATCCCTTCGCGATTTGGTTGCAGAGGCATTATATGCAGCTGGTTCTAACCCACGGAAGAACATGGAAACTTCCAAGAAGTTGCAACAAATTATTAACAATCGTGGGGTACTTGATATTGAAACGGAAGATGCTGCTCTATTAAAAGAAATTTGTGGAGAGTATCTAACCGCAGGGACATACGGACAGATTTATGATTTAATAGAAGGAGGAAACAAAGAATGAACATTACAGCAACAAACAGTACTGCGACAACCAAAGTTACGGGAGCTATCAGGATTAAGTACAGAATGTCAGCTCGTGGTACCGAAGCGGTGAAAGATATTACTGCCGAGATTGTCAAAGATGAAACGACTGTCGGCTTCTTCAATATTTCGCGAAATGGAGTAACCGGATTCTCGCTACATGAGGATCATGGGCTAACTTCTGGCGAAGTGAAACAAGTATTTCAGACAGCTATTGATGATTGTAGCGAGGTATTAAAATAAAGTATTAATATTTTAGATAAAAATGATATGGATTATTTCAAAAACTTACTTATTGGATTGGTTACCGGTATAGCTGCTTATCTCAATCCTATCTCTGGGGAGATCAAAAGTCTTATTGCTGTATTTGCCCTCAATTTCATTTGTGGACTGCTTACTGCACTCCTTATCAATCATGAGAGTTTTTCTTTTAAAAAGGCTTGGAGGTGTATCGTAGAAGCAACTATTTTCTTTGCCTTGGTTAGCTGCATCTACTTTATTGGTGAACACAAAGGAAATCCGGAAGGTGCGCTACAATGCGTATCATTCATTACGTATAGCGTATTCTACTTCTACGGGGTAAATATTCTAAGGAATATCAAAGAAATTCTACCCAACTCTAGCAATGGCTACAAGGTAGTAGCTTTCTTGCACTATGTATTAAGTGTCGAGTTTATAAAGAATATCCCTTATCTAACGAACTATTTACAAAAAGGAGATACCAAATGATTGAAGTATTGGAGTTTATTTTTCAAGATTTTTGGCATTGGCTAGGAACAGCCATTTTGATAGCTATCATTTTCCGTGTCAATTTGGTAAAGATTGGCCCAATAACAAAGAACAAGGAGGAGAAGAAATGAAGAAAATTGATGCAATTATCATCCATTGTTCGGCCACACGTGCCGGACAGGATTTACGAGCCAAAGATATTGACCGGATGCACCGGGCTCGGGGATTCAATCAGATCGGTTATAACTTCGTCATTGACCTTGACGGAATGGTAGAAGAGGGTAGACCTTTAACGATTGACGGAGCTCATTGCAATACGAAAGGATTTAGTGATTCATCCTATAACAGACATTCCATTGGCATCTGTTATATCGGCGGTCTGGACGCATCCGGAAAGGCGGCAGATACACGAACGATTGCTCAAAAAACTAGTTTGCGGCAATTAGTAGCGAAACTCTGTACGGAGTATCCCATTATTGAAGTGCTCGGACACCGGGATACTTCGCCGGATCTGGATAACAGCGGCGAAGTAGAGCCGGCAGAATATATCAAAGCGTGTCCCTGTTTTGATGTACGTTCTGAGTTTACCAACTTCTTACGTAATACAGTGATCCGACCATGAAACGGCTAATATACATTATCATATTGCTGACGTCAGCAATATGGTTTTCATCCTGTCGGAGTCCTCAGTATGTTCCGGTAGAGACCAAAATACAACTAAAAGATTCGGTAATAACGAGAGATTCGGTTGTAATCAAAGAACAGACGGTTCGGAAAGACTCAGTTGTAATAAAGGATTCTACGGTAATCGTAGTCGATGAATCTGGAAATGTTATCCGGACCGAATTATATAGGTATCGTGACTGGTACAAGGAACTGTCACGCGATTACTCTATGTTGCAGGCAAAGTATGATTCTCTTTTTAGCGAGAAGCAGAAGGTAGTACAAGTCCCTTATCCAGTTGAACGTGAACTTTCCTGGTGGCAATCTGTTAGGTTACAGGTCGGAGAAATAGCCATAGGAGTAATTATAGGTTTGATCATTATAGTTGT